AAATTGCTGCTAAATTTGATTTATCAAAAGCAGAAGCAATGATGGAAAATGGTTTATTAGGAATTAGAATTCCTTTTGCTGATGAAGCTAAACCAAAATCTATTAAAATTAAGTAAGTTATAATTTTGAGCCCTGGGGTTTCTTTCGTATATTCAAGTTAAATAAATAAATAAAAGTTATGGCAAAGCCAAGTAAATCAAATTTACGTTTTATTAAGGATCCAGCGTTGACTCCTTATTACATCCAATTGGACGATCATTGTTATATCGCCCAGAAATCTACTTATTCCGAATCTGGAAAAGAGTACCAAAATACTTTAGGCCATTTTGGTAAACTATCATCTTGTATCGAAGCAATTGCTCGTGATGATGCTAAATCTCGTAGCTATGACTCACTAAAAGAATTTGTAGAACGTTTTGAAACAAAATCAGAAGAATTAAAAAATCTATTAAACGCATGATTGAAGCACTTTATAACGCGGTTGTAGTAAAACCCGTTGAAATCGAAGAAACTAGATATGGTAACATTGTAGTCCCAGATCTAGGAAATGAAACTAACAAAACAGGAGAAGTAGTAGCAGTAGGCCCGGGCCATGTAATTGCTGGTGGTACTTTTATTGAAACCCAACTTGAACAAGGTGATATTGTAGTTCTTCCTACAATGGGCTTTACTAAGTTTGAGTATGAAGGTGAAGAGTACTGGATTGGTAAAGAAAATGAAGTTTTAGCAAAAATTAAAAAATCAGTTAATGTAGAAGAAATTCTAGAACAAACTGAATTAACTGAAGAAGACAAAAAAGCATTAAACAATGAGTAAGATTATTGAGTTTGGCCCTGAAGCCAGAAAACAATTAGTAAATGGGATTGATAAACTAGCTGATGCTGTTGTATCAACTCTAGGTCCTAACGGACGAAATGTAGTTATTTCAAATGAACAAGGTTTCCCTCAAAGTACTAAAGATGGGGTTACAGTAGCAAAATCTATTTCACTAAGTGATAATGTAGAAGAAACAGGTGTTTCACTAGTAAAACAAGCAGCTATCCAAACTGCTAATCTAGCGGGTGATGGTACTACTACTTCTACATTGTTAGCCCGTGAGATGGTAAAAGCAGGTTTATCTCATTTAAATAACGGAGCTAATGCAGTAGAAATTAAACGTGGGATTGATAGTGCTGTAAGACAAGTAGTAAAAACCCTTCGTAAAAATGCCGAAGATATTTCAAGTGAAGAACAACTTGAACAAGTCGCCACTATCTCAGCTAATAATGATCCTGAAATTGGAAAGTTAATTGCTACTGCTATGAATAAAGTAGGTCGTGAAGGTGTAGTAACGATTGAAGAAAGCAAATCAGGTGAAACTTATCTTGAGACTGTAGAAGGTATTCAATTTGATAGAGGTTATAAATCACCTTATTTTGTAACTAATAACTCAACTATGTCAGCGGTTTTAGATAAACCTTATATCCTAATTGCTGATGGTAGTTTTACTAAAGTAAAAGATCTCCTTCCTGTATTAGAAGGTGTATCTGGAACTGGTCGATCTCTTCTTATCATTGCTGAAGACATTGATAATGAAGCACTCGCAACACTTGTTGTAAACAAGATGCGTGGAACACTTTCGGTTTGTGCTGTTAAAGCTCCTGAATTTGGAGAACGTCGCAAACTTGTACTTGAAGATATTGCTACACTAACTGGTGGAGAGGTATTTAGTAAAGAAAAAGGAATGAAACTTGAAAAATTCTCTTGGGACTGGTTTGGTGAAGCTAGAACTGTTAATGTAACTAAAAATCAAACTACAATCGTAGATGGAAAAGGAGAAACAGGACGAATTGAAGCACGTATTGAAGCACTACAGCAACAAATCGAACAAGCAAACTCGCCGTTCGAAGTTGAAAAACTCCAAGAAAGGCTGGCGAAATTCGTCGGAGGAGTGGGAATAATCCACGTTGGAGGATTTACAGAATCCGAAATGAAAGAAAGAAAAGATAGAGTAGATGATGCTCTTCAAGCTACTAAAGCTGCTATTGAAGAAGGTATTGTACCTGGTGGTGGTGCTGCTTTACTTTATGCTCGTGGAAACATTAATATGGACTGCGGTTTATGTTCAGATAGTTGGAAAATTGGTTCTCAAATTGTAGCACAAGCTTGTGGTAAACCATTTACTCAAATCTTAGAAAATGCTGGTTACGATTTTGTAAGTGCTGAAATAATCGCCCAAAACCTAATTAATTCAGGAAACGATATTTGGACCGGGTATAATCTTAAAACTGAAGAAGTTGTAAACATGAAAGAGGCAGGTATCATAGACCCAGCTAAAGTAACTCGTACAGCACTTGAAAATGCTGCTTCTGTAGCAGGTACAATTTTACTTACAGAATGTGTAGTAGTAGATGATCCTGAAAATAAAAATGAAGCCGATCCTATGGCAGGTATGATGGGAGGCATGATGTAATGAAAGTAGAGACTCAAGAATATTTAGAGCTTATCGCGACTAGAGTTCCACCTGGTGACAAGTGGACTCTAGTCAATGATAAAATAATCCATAACTCACTTACGGAAGCTTTAGAAGCATGGTTTAGTAAATCCCAAGAAAAAGCCGAATTTAGACTTGCCCCTCTAGATAGTAAGTTGTATGTTATACGCACAGAAGAAGTAGAAATTAAACCTGAACCACCAAAGAAATTTAGCATTTATGGTGACTACTAGAGAACATAGTTTATTAGTTGAAAAATATCGTTCTAAAGATTTAGACGAATATGTTGGTAATGAACATATTAAAAAAACTATTCAACAATATCTAGGTCAAAATGATATTCAAAACCTTATTTTCTATGGTCCCGCTGGTACAGGTAAGACGACTCTGGCAAAACTTATTGTTAATAATCTTAATTGCGATTATCTTTACATTAACGCCTCTGATGAAAGGGGTATTGAAACTATACGAGATAAAGTCTCGGGTTTTGCGTCGACTGCTTCTTTCAAACCTCTCAAAGTAGTTATTTTAGATGAGGCTGATTTCTTAACAATCCAAGCCCAAGCCTCACTTCGAAATGTAATTGAGACATTTTCACGTACTACGCGTTTTATTATGACGTGTAATTATGTTGAGCGTATTATTGACCCGCTTCAATCACGTTGTCAGGTACTTAAAGTTATCCCCCCTAGTAAAAAGGAGGTAGCAGTACATTTAGCTAAAGTTATGGCTCATGAAGCTATTTCTTATGATGTGGAAGATATTAAAACTATTGTCAATCAATATTATCCTGATTTGCGTAAATGTCTTAATACAATTCAGTTATCGACTCAAGACCAAAAATTGGTCATAGATAAATCAGTATTAGTGTCATCTAATTATATGACTCAAATACTAAAAGAACTAAGTAATGCTAAACCTAAATGGCGCGAGATTCGTCAAATCATTGCTAACGCAAATGTTAGCGATTTTGAGGAGCTTTATCGTTATCTTTATGATAACGCTCATGTATATGCAAGTGGTCGTGAAGGGATGGTGGCAATCTATATTAACGAATATAGTTACCAATCCAACTTCCGTATTGATAAAGAAATCAACTGTATGGCACTCATACAGAAATTAATTGAATTAAAATGAAACAATTCCTAAAATTCCTTGTAATTTGGATTAGCCAAAATCTAGCCATACCGTTCTGGATGATTGGACACGTTCATTTATCATTAAATGTGTATAAAGACTTACATGAAATAATCGCTAGTGTAGGTATGAATATTTTAGTAGCGATTGGATTCTATTTAGATTATAAACAAAACAAACAATAACATGGATCAACAAATGAATGTTAACATCGACCTTAAAAACACAGAGTCGGTAGAACACAAAAACGGAAAAGTATGGGCTCAAGGGTTCATCATTAGAAAAGTCTCTAAATTTGTAGCAGGTACCGCTGAGGATGCTTATATGCCTATCCCAGTATTTTATGACCCTGAAACTGGAGAAGTATTACAAGCAACATTACCACCAGAACTGAGAGATGAAGCAGCTGACAACAATCTTTCAGTGGTTAAATGAGATAACAACTCATAAAACTCCTGTTCACGAGATTTCGGAAGAATCGTGGGATAAGTTTAATTCTTACATGATACATAGATATGTATCTATGGATATGAATTACATTGATATTGTAAATTATGTCCAAAAGATTAATCCAAATAATAAGAAACAAATTTATTCTATCTACCGAGAAATGATTCCAAAGAAAAAAACCTACCTGAAGTACGTAAAAAACGAGAACAAAAGAAATTATAAAGAATTAGCTGAATA